CGATTCGTATTCTTTCAAACAATGGATTCTTACCTGATGGTTTGGACGATGATCAAGTTTATTATGCCATTGTCAGTGGTTTAAGCAGCAATGCAATCAAAGTTGCAAGAACGTTCAACGATGCTCTAGAAGGAACGTCTCTGACAATCAACAACACGGGTGGAGAACTGAGTGTTGTCAGCCGTGTCTCTGATAAGAAATCAGGTGATATTGGTCACCCAATTCAATTTGATGTTCCAAATAAGAACTGGTACATTAACGTTTCGAATCAAACCATTGATAACGAGATTTATCCAACAATCATTGGATTTGGAACAACAGCCTTAGGTGCAAACACACCAAAGACATATTTCACAAGAAAAGAAAATTCAAGAAGTATTGAAGATTCGATCTATCGTCTCAGATATGTGATTCCTGCAGGTATCACCACTGCAAGACCACCAATCGAAGGATACATCATTCAAGAAACGAGTGATACAACTGGTGCTACGGATTCAGAAATCACTGCGACATCTCTGACAAACATTGATGATCAAAAGAACTTCCACTTCTTAAGTGAAGCATCTTGGAACAGCAACATCGCTACCGTGATGTCAGAAGAACCACATAATTTAACTGTCGGTTCGATTGTCAATGTAAACAAAATTACTTCATCCAACAACGCGACTGGTATTGGTAGCTCTGGTTTTAATGGTCGTTTTGAAGTTATTGGTATTACAAGTGCAAGAGGATTCCAATATTCTCTCACCGATAATCCTGGATCATCAACACTTAGCAATCAAACGAGAACTGTTGATGATCTTCCAAACTTCTCAAGAAATGAATACGAAAAGACATTCTACATCTACAAGGTAGAAGAAGTCAAGAAACACATCACGGGTGAACAGGATGGCGTTTATCATCTGGTCTGTTTGCATTATGATGCATCTCCAACAGTTTCTCCATTTACAGGATTCAAGTTCAGTCAACCAGTCAAAGATCTGTATCCACAAATTGATAGAGACAATCCAGTATCTGATCCTTCTGCAGCCATCAGTCACGCTGAATCAAAACCAATTGGTAAGGTTGTATCCAGTGATGTAAGAAAGAGTATCACAAAAGATACGATTCAGAAGTTCTTAGGGCAGAATGATATCAGTGTTGGTATCACCAGTATCGTTACAGATATGGGCACTGGTCTTGCTCATACAGCTTATCTGTCAGTTGAACATCAATTAAACTCGATTGTATCTGTTGGTATTGCTTCTTCTGGTGTTGGTTATGGTTCTGGAAGTTCAGCCACATTATATGGTGCTAAGTTAGTTGGTGTTGGTGTTGGTAGCACTGCAGGTAGTGGTGCGATTGCAAATATCACTGTAGATGCAAATGGTGGTATCACTGGTGTAACGATTGTCAATGGTGGTGGTGCTTATGGTATTGGAAACTCCTTACAAGTTATTGGAGTCACCACATCAGCTGGTCACGTTGTCGGTATTCTGACAGTTACTAACATCTATCAAGGTGTTGGTGAAGTCATTCAGATCGCTGGTATTCGTTCAGACACAAACCTGAAACTGAATAATACATTCAGAGTCACTGCAACTCCGAGTGCAAAAACTGTCTCGTTTGCTTCCACGGAAGTCATTAACTTCGGTATGTCATTGGGTGGCCCAAACAATGTAACTGTTGGAGCTGCAACTTCGGATGCAACGATGTCAGTCATTGGCCCATCAATCGGTGTCACTGCAATCTCTTATGACATTAACACTGGTATTGCCACCGTAGGTACAGGTATCACTGCTCACGGGTTCCTTGCTGGTTCTAAGATTAAACTGGTTGGTGCTGGTCAAACTGCATACAATGGAGTCTTTACTGTTAAGGAAAGAGTTGGTCTTACGACATTTACGGTACATCTTGGAGTATCAACTGTCTCTGCACCAGCCTTAACTGGTTCTGTCTTTGCTTTCCCTGGTGGTTACTCATCTAACGATGGTGCGATCACGACTGCCGATGAAAAGGTCGGTAGCAGAATGAACAGTATGTACGCTGGAATTACCACAACGATGTCTGCTGGTATTTCTTCAACTTCATCTTCAATCAGTATCACCAATGCCACATCGAGTGGTTTGAACATTGGTGATTACATTATGGTGAACGACGAGATGATGAGAATCAGTAACACTTCAATTAATACTGTATTCAGAGGTGTGTTTGGAACACAATCAACAAATCATTCTTCTGGAACCGTTATCAAGAAGGTAAGTGTTGTTCCTGTAGAACTGAGAAGAAGTTCTCTGATTCGTGCTGCAAACCAAACCTTTGAGTATGTTGGTTTCGGGCAAGGTAACTATTCTGTTGCTTTACCAGAGAATCAAACAAAAGTTCTGACAACAGAAGATCGTAAACTGGGTCAAACACAGAGAAGAAATGGTGGGCAGAATTACTACACAGGTCTGAATGATGTTGGTGAATACTTCATTGGTAATGCCGTCATCAAAGGAACTACGGGCGAAGAAGAAGTATTTGATGCTCCAATTCCAACGGTAACTGGTGAAGACAAAGGTATTAAAAATGCCCTGACTGATAGTATCAAAGTAACTGGTGGTGCAAATAAAGACATTCTGTCTGAGTTTGATGGCCCAACGTTGTTCTCCAGTAAGATCACATCAACCTCTGTTGATGGTATTGAAGCTGTATCTCTTCAATTACAAGGTGATGCAAAAGTTGCGAGAAAGATTACTGTAGGTATTGCAACTCCAAGTGTCGGTGGTGCTGCTGGTGATGTCACGTTCTCATCAAAACCATCAGAAAGAGGATATGCTGGTTGGATTTACACCACACAAAACAGCTGGAGAAGATTTGGTCTTGTATCTCGTGATGCTGATGCAATGGTTGTGAGTGTCGATAGAATCGGCATTGGCACCACCAGCCCAGCGAACACTTTAAATGTAATTGGTATCAGTTCGTTTAGAGGTGATGTACGAGTTGGTGTTGGAACCACTCAAGGTTTAATTCTGACAGCTCCAAATGGATCACTGTATCGTTTGACCGTCAGCAACACTGGAGTTGTGAGTGCGATTTCAACCAGTGTTCTTTCATAAATAAAAAGAAAAGGGTGGAGAGTGAAACCCGATGGCAATTAACAAGAACTTTGTCGTCAAAAACGGATTAGAAGTAGATACTGATACGTTATTTGTCGATTCAGCGAATAACAGAGTTGCCATCGGTACTACTGTTCCAACGACTGCTTTGGATGTCCGTGGAAAGATTCTATCGGACAGTGAGATTCAAACTTGGAACGCGAGAATCACTGGTATTGCAACAGTTGGTGCGATTGGTATTACAACCTTAAACGCCACTGATGCAGTTATCACTGGATTCTCAACTCTTGGTTATGCAAATGCGACTTCACTGAAAGTTACCACAGGATTCACCACAGTTCAAGGTTTATCATCACTTGATCTGACTGTTTCCATCGGTGCAACAATCAGCAAAGACTTGAATGTTGGTGCAGCTGCAACTGTTGGTGCCGCTCTGACAGTTGTAGGGGCTTCAAAGTTTGCAGAATTTGCACGATTTGAAAAAGATGTCACAGTCGGTGCAGCAGTTACGGTTGGTGCCGCTCTGACTGTTACTGGTGCTTCTAAATTCGCAGAGTTTGCGAGATTTGAAAAAGATGTTAGTGTCGGAGCTGCAGTCACTGTTGGTGCAGCTTTAACGGTCACTGGTGCTTCCAAATTCGCAGAGTTTGTAAGATTTGAAAAGGACATTGTAGTAGGATCTGCTGCAACAGTTGGTGTCTTAACTGTTACCAATGACACGTACATCGGAGGAAATCTGGTTGTTGCTGGTGACATTAATCTTGATGAATTCAATGGTCGAAATCTGAATGTCACTGGAATCGCCACCATTGGTTTTCTGACTGCAACAAATTCTTATACTTCTGGTGTAGGAACGATCGTTGACTTCAGAAGCACATTCGCCAATGTCAGTGGTGTTGCTACGATTGGTTTCTTAACTGCATCCAATTCATATGTAACTGGTGTTTCTACTGTTGGTTTCTTAAGTGCAACCAACATCTTTGTATCTGGTGTTTCAACGGTTGCAAACACATTTAATGTTGGTCTCGCAGGTACAATGTTATCTGTGATTGGAGTTGGTAATTCTGTAAGAGTTGGTATCAGTTCTGCAGATCCACAATATGTTCTTGATGTGAATGGAGATATAAATAGTTCAACCGCATTCCGTGTCAACGGAATTGATATTCTTTCAACCGCTTCTGGTGACGCCACCGCTCTCGCAATTGCTCTCGGATAATAGGAAATGGCAAACACTTTTAAACTCAAAACAAAATCAAACGTAGGTGTAACCACAGTTGGTATTTACACCTGCCCATCAGCAACAACAACTGTTGTGATTGGTATCACTCTTTCAAATACTTCTGGAGCTGGAGTCAATGTAGGAGTTGGTGTTACAAGATTGGCTGCAAACGGAGAAAATATTGATCTTCTGAAGAACGCCCCTCTTCCACAAGGATCATCTCTTGAATTTATGCAAGGTAACAAAGTAGTCTTACAAACAGGAGATTGTGTAAGAGTGAGCAGTGACACAAACAACAGTGTTGATGCTGCTCTGACGATTATGGAGATTACCTGATGTCATTTACTAAGGTCAATGCGGCTGGTATCGGAACAACACAGCCATTAACACTTTCTGGAGCCAATCTTTCAGGTGTCATCACGGCTTCTGGTCTTTACGTTACTGGAATCTCTACATTTACTGGTAACGTTTCGATCGGGGGCACATTAACTTATGAAGATACCACGAACGTTGATTCAATCGGTCTGATTACTGCGAGAAGTGGTATTCAAATCACTGGTGGTAGTGGTCTCGATTTAACTGGTAGTTCTGGTATTATTACCGCTACGACTTATAAAGTTGGTGCTGCTGTTACCATTAGTTCTGGTGGTGTAGAAGTTGCTGGTGTGACAACCACACAAACTCTGAGAGTTGGAACTGCAGTTACAATTAGTTCTGGTGGTATTCACGTATTATCTGGTATCACAACGGTATCAGCAGGCACCACGAGTGCTCCATCGATTACTCCATTAGGAGACAATAATACTGGTATCTTCTTCCCATCAGCCGACACCATTGCTTTCGCTGAAGGTGGTGTAGAGGCAGCTAGGTTTGATAGTAGTGGGCGGTTTGGTTTAGGAACTAATGCTCCTGGTTCATTATTAACTTTGAACGCAGCGTCAAACCCGGCACTCAGAATTGATGTATCAAATACAAGGCACGCAAGCCTGACTGCCGATACAAGTTCTACTGCCACCTTCTTAGAATCTTACGAAAACTACCCACTTGCATTTTCTGTTTCCTCCGGCGGCGGAAGAACGGAAAGAGCGCGTATTGATACATCGGGACGGTTGTTAGTTGGCACGTCTACTGCGCGTACTAATTTCTTTAATGGAGCCGATAGTAGCCAGCTTCAATTAGAAGGTACGTCAACAAGTACTGCATCTTTAGCCATAATAAGAAACAGTGACAATATTGGATATCCAATCCTTAATTTAGCGAAGGCAAGAGGGGCATCGGTTGGATCTATCACAATCGTACAAAATAATGATTACGTTGGTGGTATTGAGTTTCAAGGCTCTGATGGAACTGACTTTGTACAAGCTGCTTCAATTACTGCACAAGTAGACGGCACACCCGGTGCTAACGACATGCCGGGGCGCCTAGTGTTCTCCACTACTTTGGACGGCGCTAGTAGTCCTACCGAAAGGATGAGGATTACAAATAATGGCCGTGTAATGATCGGGACAACAACTGATCCCGGTTATCAAACCTCCATTATTGGCTTTAACAGTTACGCCTGTTTAATTCGACAAGATACAGGCAATTCCACTTACCCATGCCTAGATCTTTTTAGCAATTTTGGAACTGGCAACAACATATTTACTCAATTTTATGATGCTTCAGGATTGCGAGGATCAATAACTTTTAACCGTAGCGGTGGTGTAGTTGCTTACAACACTACGTCTGACTATCGAGCTAAAACTTTGCTTGGCGAGGTTGAAGACCCTGGTCAAACTATTGATGCCTTAAAAGTTTATCGAGGCGTAATGAATGGTGCCACGGTTGAGCGCCCGATGTTGGTAGCTCACGAAGCTCAAGAGGTCGCACCGTATTCCGTAACAGGAGAAAAGGATGCCGTTGATGAAGAAGGCAATCCGGTCTACCAGCAAATGGATCATCAGGTGCTGGTGCCGCTTCTAATTGCTGAAATCCAACAACTTCGCGCTCGTGTTGCAGCCCTTGAGGCGTCGTAGTCCTACTCCCTAATGACTTTCATAAATATCTAAAAACACAAGAAGATGCCATACATCGGACAACCACCAATCGTCGGTGACACCACAAGCAGTTTTAGATTACTTGATAACATTGCATCATACACTTTAACGTTTGATGCAACGAGTTCTGATGTAGTATCAACCACAAACGATACTCTGACTTTTAGTAATCATCGATTTGTAACTGCACAGAGAGTTACTTATACAAACGGTGGTGGAACTGCGATTGGTGGTCTGACTTCTGGCACTGCATATTTCATCATCAAAGTAGATCAGAACACGATCAAACTTGCAACGTCTGCAGCCAATGCAAATGCTGGAACTGCAATCGATTTAACGTCTGGTGCCACTGGTACAACTCACACGTTAAACGTTGCATTTGATGGAGTTAACACAAAATTCAAAGCGACATACAATAACGGTACAAAAGCCAAAATCAGCCGTGCTGGTCAATTACTGTTGTCCATCAACGGTGTAATTCAACAACCACAAGAAACTTCAGCTCCTACAGTTGGATTTGGTATTGATGCTGATTCAACGATTGTCTTCAGCGTCGCACCAGTTAACACGGATGTAGTATTTGGTAATATCATTGCAAACACCGTTGCATCATTCGACCTTTCGGATAATACGGTTGATAATTTTACAGGTGATGGTTCAACGGTTTCATTCAATCTTTCTAAAACACCAGCCAACAGCCAAAACGTTCTGGTAACTCTGAATGGTGTTGTACAATATCCAACTGACACATCAACTTCAAGAGCTTACAGTGTCACTGGTAATCTTCTGACATTTGTATCTCCACCTGGAAGTGGTGTTGAGATTCAAGTTCGTCACATTGGTTTCGCTGGTGCAACCACAAGTGCAGTCACAGGATTTTATGGAAGAACTGGTAATGTTGTTCTGACTGGATCTGATGATGTCACAGTTAGAAACTTGGTTGGTATTGCTGCCACATTTACTGGTAACGTTTCGATCGCTGGTACTCTGACTTATGAAGACGTTACTAACATTGATTCTGTTGGTCTGATCACTGCTCGTTCTGGTGCGATTATTAACACTGGTACTGCAACAACTGCACTGGTTGTCAATGGTGATACGAGAATCACTGGTATTCTGACTGTTGGAAGTTCTTCTGTTACGATTGATGGTAGCTCAAACTCAATTCGTATTGGAACTGGAGTTACAATCACATCATCAGGTATCATTGCAACTGCTGGTGTTACCACTGTTTCTGCAGGCTCAACCAGTGTTCCATCCATCACTCCAGTAGGAGATACAAACACCGGCATCTTCTTCCCATCAGCCGACACCATTGCTTTCACTGAAGGTGGTGCTGAGGCAGCTAGGATTGATAGTTCGGGCAGATTGTTGATTGGCACGTCTACTGCACGGGTGTTTGATAGCTCCGCAGGGACGCTTACTCCTATAACGCAAATTGAATCTACCGGTGCAGAATCCGCTTTTTCTATAACTAGAAACAATACCGCTGCTACTGGTCCAGGGTTGTTTTTTGGTAAAAGTCGATCAGGGAGTATCGGTGGAACTACAGTTGTTCAAAGCGACGACAAACTTGGGACTATATTCTTTGAAGGCACCGATGGAACCAATTTAATTGAAGCTGCAACTATTTTTGCCGAAGTAGACGGCACCCCCGGCGCTAACGACATGCCGGGCAGGTTAGTGTTCTCCACTACGGCAGATGGCGCGTCTAGTCCTACGGAGCGGATGAGACTGGATTCTTCTGGTCGATTAGGTCTGGGGACTAGTAGCGTTAACACAAAACTAGAAATTGCTGGCAGCAATGATGCGGTAACTGAGAACAACACGCTTCGTTTTACGGATACAGATGCAAACACTGAAGCAAATCAACAAATAGGCAAGATTGAATTTTATTCAAGCGACGCTTCTACTCCCGGAGCCGGTGTTAAGGCGTACATTGGCGCATTTGCTGCGGATACGACTCCAGACGCATACTTAGCATTTGCTACTCAAGATGGCAGCGTTGTTAGCACTCCGGTTGAACGACTTCGGATTACTTCGGAGGGGAAAGTAGGTCTGGGGACTAGTAGCCCTGGCGCAACATTTGAAGCCTATACAAGTTCCGCACGTCGCGTAAGAATAGGGGAAACGCCCGGTTATACCGCTAGCGACTATTCCGCGCTGGGAGGCTCTGTTACTTTCTCAAGAGCAAGTGATAACAGGACAGACTTACACGCAATTTATAGCTACGACAATACTGGGCCAACAAAAAATAACCTTGCAATTACTTCGCGCAACGATACTGTATTTATTAATGACAACGCTGAACGACTACGCATTACCGACACAGGCCGTGTAGGGATTGGCACTACTAGCCCGGCAGCGACATTGGACATCTCCGGAAACCAGCTATTCTCTGCCGCAAACCCACAGATCCAATTTAATGCTGGCGGTCCTATTATCCGGTTGCCTTCAGCAAACACCCTCGCATTTTTAACTGACAGTACAAATGAACGCGCCCGCATCGACAGCTCGGGACGCCTTTTAGTTGGCACGTCTTCTGCTGCTACCGGTACAGATTCGCAATATTCGCTTATTCATGTTTACGGCAATACCAGCGGAAACTTCCAAGGTGGTCGCATAAATATTGGCAGAGCCGAGTTTTCCGCAAACATTACTGCGGGCGAAATACTTGGTGACATTTATTTTTCGGATGCTCAATCTGGCACTTATGGTCGGATTGAGTGCGTTGCAGATGGAACCGCTGGCGCGAATGACTATCCGGGGCGTTTAGTGTTCTCCACTACCGCCGACGGAGCGAGCAGCCCGACGGAAGCAATGCGAATTACAAGCAATCAAAACATTTGCATTGGCAGTGGAGTAGATGACTCAACCGATCTAACAGTAGCTACTGTTAGAGGCAAACGTATTGGTGGACCTGCTGATCAAACAATTATTGCGGACAGAGGAGTAACGCCTTTTGCCGTTAATCGCAGTGAGAGTGACAATGTAAGCCGCGCACTCATCGACTTTTATCGCAACGGAGCTAATCCAGGCTCAATTACTGCGACCAATACGGCTACCGCATACAACACCTCTTCCGATTACCGTCTGAAGGAAAACGTAGTCCCGCTGACTGGAGCCGTTGATCGCCTCAATGATCTTCAGGTTCACCGCTTTAACTTCATCGCAGATCCCGACACCACTGTTGACGGCTTCCTTGCTCACGAAGCCCAAGCCGTTGTCCCTGAATGCGCTACCGGCAACAAGGATGAGGTTGATGACGAAGGAAATCCCGTCTACCAAGGCATCGACCAGTCTAAGCTGGTGCCGCTGCTGACGGCTGCGCTGCAGGAGACGATTGCCGAACTACAGGCTCTGAAGGCTGAAGTAGCAGCTCTCAAGGGCGCGTAGTCCTACTCTCTAAACAATTTAATAAATAACTAAAACAACGGGGGATAGTGAACCCAAATGGCTTCAGAAATCAGAGTTAATACGATTAATAATAGTTCTGGTCTCGGAACAATTACCATTAGTAACACTGGTGCAGTTTTTGCCGGTGTTACGACGATCACAAATCTTCAAGTCACAGGAACCACAACTGGTGTTGTAGTATCTGGTGTTACAACTGTCTCTGCCGGATCAACTGCAACTCCTTCTATCAGCCCATCAGGAGATACGAATACTGGTATCTTCTTCCCATCAGCCGACACCATTGCTTTCGCTGAAGGTGGTGTAGAGGCAGCTAGGTTTGATTCATCTGGTCGTCTCTTAGTTGGCACGTCTTCTGCGTTCGATTCTGCAAACACCGGCACTAGCTGGCTTGTTGGAATTGAAAATCCCTCAAATTACACCGCTTTTTCAATTAAAACAAATCAAGCCAATGCAAATGGCGCATATATAAATCTTGGCAAATCTCGCGGTACTACAGCTAACTCAAAAACACTAGTCAATAATAATGACGAGTTGGGTGGTGTTTACTTTGAAGGCGCAGACGGGAGTGCCATGCGCATTGGTGCAAATATCTCTGCTTATGTAGATGGAACACCAGGGGCAAGCGACCTTCCGACAAGGTTAGTGTTCTCCACTACCGCCGACGGAGCGAGCAGCCCGACGGAGCGCCTCCGCATCGACAGCTCGGGACGCCTGTTAGTTGGCACGTCTACTTCTTACAACGTCGGCTCAACCGTTGGCGCTGTGTTTCAGCAAGTAAATACGGATAGTGTCGTAAATGCATCTTTTAGTCGCTACACAAACGATACAAGTGGAGCAATTTTATCTTTAGGCAAAAGTAGAGGTACTTCGGCTGGTAGTTATACCATTGTTCAAAATGGAGATGAACTTGGAAGCATCCGATTTGCTGCCGCTGATGGCACAGATCTTGTAACTCAAGCCGCGCAAATTACTTGCGCTGTAGACGGCACCCCTGGCGCTAATGACATGCCGGGCAGGCTAGTGTTCTCCACTACCGCCGATGGAGCGAGCAGCCCGACGGAGCGGATGAGGATTCGGGCGGATGGAAGTATTGAAATGGGTAAAGCTGATTCTGGCGATAAGCTTGCCGTTTTAAACGCAGCGAGCCAAGGCGTCATCAGTGCTTACGCAACAAATGCTTCGTATGCAGCCACGGCGACGTACGTTAATGTCAGCAGAGCGGCAAATACCGCTTACAGTTTTATTAAACTAATTAGCGGTGATTTTGCAGATACAGAGTTCCATCTTCGTGGTGATGGCAACGCTTTCGCTGATGGCACTTGGAGCGGAGGCGGTGCTGACTACGCTGAATACTTTGAGTGGAGCGACGGCAACCCTGACGAGGAAGATCGCCGTGGCATCAGCGTTGTCCTAGACGGCAATCAAATCCGCCCCGCTGTAGACGGCGAAGACCCAATCGGTGTGATCTCTGGCAACCCCAGTGTCGTTGGTGATGCAGCTTGGAACAAGTGGAGCGGCAAATACTTGCGCGACGATTACGGCACCTACATCCTTGAGGACTACGAGGTCGTCAACGATGAAGGTGAAACTGTTATTCAACAGCGCCGCAAGATGAATCCCGCCTACGACCCCGATCAGGAGTACGTCAACCGCGAAGATCGTCCTGAGTGGGACTGTGTTGGTCTGATGGGTAAGCTCCGCATCCGCAAGGGTCAACCCACCGGAAGCCGCTGGATCAAGATGCGCGACATCAGCGATTCCGTTGAGGAGTGGTTGATTCGCTAGACCCAGAAGACCTACTCTCTAATGACTTTTCATAAATACCTAAAAACACAGTAAAATGCCATACCACATCGAGAGAACTGGAAGTGTTTTAGATCCAAATAGAACTCTTTATTATAAGGGTGATAATTCTTGGACTGATGATTATTCAAATCGTAAAGTTTATAGTTCAAAAGCAAAAGCCAACACAGATCTGAAAGCCAAAGAGAACACTCGTGGCGGAACAGTGGTCTCTGAATAAATATTCAAAAAGAGTGTTGAGTAATGGCTTTAACTAAAGTTCAAACGATTGGTATTGAAACGGGAATAACTTTTACTGGTATCACAACCACTTCAAGCCTTCAAGCAACAACAATTAACGTAAGTGGTATTGCTACGTTTGGTGGTAACGTTTCGATCGCTGGTACTTTAACTTATGAAGACGTTACAGATGTTGATTCCGTAGGTTTAATCACCGCGAGAAGTGGAGTTAATATTACTGGTGGTGGTTTAGTTGTGACTGGTGTTACAACTGTTTCGGCTGGATCTACGAGTATTCCATCCATCAGCCCAACAGGAGATACGAATACTGGTATCTTCTTTCCAAGCCCTGATACCATTGCTTTTGGTGAGGGTGGTTCAGAAGTCGCTAGGTTTGATAGTTCGGGCAGATTTGCGATTGGTACTACGAGTCCCAGTCAACCACTACATGTTGCCAGCACTGGAACAGTCGCCAGGTTTGAATCCAGTTCAAGTGATGTATTGCTGCGTCTTTCAAACAGCTCAAACGGTTTGGGCTACATCGGTTATCAAAGCAGCAACCTTACTTTTTATGTAAATGACACAGAAAGATTCAGATGCGACAGCTCGGGACGCCTGTTAGTTGGCACGTCTAGTAGCCGCAACACCGCACTGGGCCAGGGAGTATTTCAGATCGAAGGTGGCACGCCTTTAGCCACTATTACTGCAAATGCCGCCAACCAATATGGAGCCGCTTATATTTTCTCAAAAACTCGTGGCAGCAGCTTTGAGACGGTTGTTAGCGGCGACAATCTTGGCATTTTGAGTTGGCAGGGATCGAATGGCTCTGCACTACTTGAAGGCGCACGCATTGAAGGAGTAGTTGATGGGACAGTATCCGGGGGTGGTGCTGGTGACCTTCCGTCCCGCCTAGTGTTCTCCACTACCGCCGACGGAGCGAGCAGCCCGACGGAGCGGATGAGGATTGACAGCTCAGGCCGTGTAGGGATTGGCACTACTGCGCCTGGCGCTTTATTGCACGCCGCCGGAAAGATTCGCTTTGGCTCTAACGCTTCGTATTACGGCGAAATTGATCATGACGCGGCAAGTACAGGCTCTAATATCTATAACCACTCAGATAACGGCGGTCACATCTTCCAAAATGGTGGAACAGAGCGATTAAGGATTGACAGCTCCGGCCGCCTGTTAGTTGGCACGTCTTCTTGGTCTAACTCGTTTACAACCGCAGTTCTTCAGGGAAATGCCAGTGATGGGGCAACTGGTCCGGGTGTTTTAGCAATTTCTAGAGGACTTGCGCCATCTTCGTTGGGCGCAGGCAATGCTGTAGGCAACATCGTTTTTACCGCAAATAACGCTGGCGCTTTTGCATCGATTATCTGCGAAGGCGATGCAAACGCTGGAACGAATGACTACCCAGGCCGCCTAGTGTTCTCCACTACCGCCGATGGAGCGAGCAGCCCGACGGAGGCGCTGCGTATTAATAACGATGGCAGCATCGTTGGAGGAGGCAACACAAATAGCGCAAATCTATTCTCAGGTCCTGGATTTAGCCTTCGCAAAGGCAGCGGCTCTAACTTTGAAGGTTTATCGCTATCTAAAACTTCTACTTCGTGGGGCACCGCTTTATACATTCATCGTTCATTCAGTGCAGGAGATGGCACTCTAATTGAGTTTGCTCACGATACGGCGACTGAAGGCACTATTAGTATTTCTGGTACTACTGTTCAACTCAATGGTGCCCACCTTTCTCGCTGGTCCCAACTTCTTGACGGTGGACGTGAGGACATTCTGCGCGGCACTGTCCTGAGCAATCTAGATGAGATGTGCGAATGGGGTGATGAAGACAATGAACAGCTCAACCGCACCAAAGTGAGCGACGTTGAAGGCGATCCAAACGTGGCTGGCGTGTTTGTCGATTGGGACAACGACGACGACACCTACACCGAAGACTTCTACTGCGCGATGACGGGTGACTTCATCATCCGCATTGCCGAAGGCGTCACGGTGCAACGGGGCGACCTGCTGATGTCCGCTGGGGATGGCACTGCCAAGCCTCAGGACGACGACATCATCCGCAGCAAGACTATCGCCAAAGTGACTTCAAACCACGTCACCTGCACTTACGACGATGGCAGCTACTGCGTGCCTTGCGTGCTGATGGCTTGTTAAGCATAGAAGTCCTACTCTCTAAAAACCCGCTACGAGATATCAATCAAGACCTCCACATCTTGACAACCATTTCTTCGAACATACTTTTCCCAGTTTAAAGCATCTCTCTCATCATAAAAGGTTGCTACTTGTTGTGAGTAGTAACCTTTTTTCTTTGGTTTCTTATAGCTTACTTTAAACTTCATAGAGCGTCCCGATCATCCTTAACAGAGTTATCCTACTCACGGAACAGAGACCTGTCAAGCCCTTGACAAGACTCACCGAGCCTGATACACTGGATTCGGTTTCAAGAGATTATGACCACAACGGACAAACTTATTTTTATTGGGTCATTCGTTTGGTTCCTACATTGGGGAACAAAAGTCACTGAAGCTCTTTTTCATTATGCTTTCGCTTAGTCATTCTGGTTACAATTACTCCAAGAAACGTTGCGAGAGAGTTGTAACTTGGTTCGTGAATAAACATCTTCCACGTCATAAGATTCACATCAATGTGCATCATCGTGGATTGTATCGTGAAGGTGTTTATGGTTGGGTTTGGGCTACAGATTGTCATTATCGACCTCGTGAATTTGAGATCGAGATGCACAACTTTATGACCACTGAACATTACACCAGAACACTTTTGCACGAACTCTGGCACGTCTATCAACACGTCAAAGGTGCTCTGAAGGATAAACACGGAAAGAGACTTTGGTGTGGTATTGATTGTTCCGAACTGGATTACGAGGATCAACCTTGGGAACAACAAGCTCATCAGATGGAAGACATTCTTTTGGAGGAATATCTCTATGACAACGAACTTTAATGATCTGAACAAGAATGATACGATTCTGTCACCAAAGCCTGCACCGACAGGATATGTAACCAAAGACGGAATGTATGCAGCGGTGCCTTATGGAAAACAATACATCATCATTTTCAATGGGCAACAAGTTCAACTCTGTCGAAGCCTAGATACTGCAAAGAAACAGATTACGAAATTGAGAAATGAAGACCGTAGAAAGACACAGGTACGAGGGAAAAAGAATCGTTCAAACAAGAAGTCTAACGTTTGAGCCATATCGGTATTCTGAACACAATATGGCTCTGGTGATGGGTTTAATTCGTCAGAATCTATCACCAGAGTTTCTTCGTGGTCGTAAGGCTTTGATGTATCCTGATGATGTTCTGACCAATCAAACCTACGGGCATTGTTATCATTCCGCTCAGTCATTGTATTATCTAATGGACACGGATCAGTTGATTCCAATGAGTGCAATCGACTATCGTGAAGAGAAACATTGGTGGCTTCAGAATGGTGATAAAATCTATGATGTGACTGCAGAACAATATTATTCAGTAGGAAAACAACCTCCGTATCACATTGGAAAGAAAAGTCGGTGGTATGGATGGAAAGAAAGACCACAACAAATTACTCTCAATTTGATGGTCAAAGTTTTAGGAAACAGACTCATCAAAGACGTTGTGACAGTCCGATAACCGTCACAGGGCCCTCGCCAAGGGGGCTCTTTTGTTGTAGGATACTCTCATACAAAACAACACAATGCAACTTCGACCGCATCAACAACGCGCTCTTGCTGCGATGCAGACCTATTCTAAAGGTCAGATCATTGTTCCTACGGGTGGCGGCAAAACCCTGAAGATGATCTATGACACTGCACGTCTGTTTGAGTCTGAAACTCCTCAGACTGTTGTAGTTGTCGCACCTCGTATTCTTCTTGCAGAACAACTTTGTTCTGAGTTTCTTGAAGTTATCACTGATCCTATGGTTCGTGTTCTTCACGTTCATAGTGGAGAAACTCATCACGAATCGACCACCAAACCCGATCACATCTACGACTGGGCTGTACAAACCTACAAACGTCATCGCATCATCTTTACCACCTACAATTCTCTGAATCGTGTTCAGGAATCTGGTATTGATGTTCATACCATTTACTTTGACGAAGCCCACAACTCTGTTCAACGTAACTTCTTCGGCCCTACCGAACACTTTGCATCCGTTGCAGATCGTTGTTACTTCTT